GTCCATACGTTTCGAAGACAGTTTGGATGGAAGGGGCGCGCGATATCGCGCCTTTGGGTGACCGTCCCATTTGGTACGGTCTTGACCTTTCTGCTTCAGATGCATTGACTGCTTTGGTTGGTGTTGCATACGACGAAGACAATCCAGACGTGGCTGACATCTTCCCGACCCTTTGGGTGCCAGGGGAGGGTATCCAAGAACGCTCAAAACTCGAGAGAGTTCCATACGATCTTTGGGTAAAAGATGGTCATATTGTCGCAACTCCAGGCTTCTCTGTGGATTACGACTGGGTTGCATACCGTTTGGTCGAGAAATTCAAGACTGAAAACATTGTTGCGGTGAACTTCGACCGCTGGAATATCAAGACATTCCAATCTGCTTTGGAACGTCAAGGCGCTACGCCAGAGATGCTTGAGAAGATGCGGCCTTTCGGTCAAGGCTATTCTTCCATGTCGCCTGCGATTCGATCGCTTGACGATCTTCTTCTGAATGCTCGTCTTCGTCACCCGAATAACCCTGCAATGAACTACTGCATGATGAGTGCAACTGTGAAGTTGGACCCTGCAGGCAACAGAAAGCTTGATAAATCGCACAGGAACAAGCGTATTGACGGTGCAGTCGCACTAGTCATGGCTGTCGGTGCGACCAGAACTGAGAACAGTGAAAACTTCGATCCAATGGCAATGATAGCGTAATGATCGTTAATCACTTCCCCTCTGGTTGCTGCGGTGCTTACAAGCACACCATCCGAGTTACTCTGGCTTCGGGTGCGGTTGTTGCAATCACTGGCGCGGGGGTGACTCCCGATAAGGCTAAAGATATGGCCATGGTCGAGTTCGATCATCTTTACGGAGTTAAGGCGTGAATGTTCAGGCTCTTTGGTTCAGAAAGAACGCTTGGACAGAGCGTACAAGTCGCGAATGGTGCGAAGAACACGACTTCAAAGTTGATTTTCCGCAGCACACAAACGAACATTGGATCTGGCGTCAAGCTGAACTTGTAGAAGGCGCTGTCTACAGAACTATCGCTGATGATTTCCCGGAAGGCGTTTCTGCCACGGTGATGCAAGAAGAGGAAGATGAGAAGATGGACAAGAAGATTAAGAGTGGGTCTCAGTCGAAGGACTCTCCCTTTACGTTCATCCTCTCGACAGAGGATAAAGATCGTGATGGCGATATCATTCGCCAGAATGGAATCAAGACCTCTGATTTCAAGAAGAATCCGATTGCTCTTTATCAGCATGATCACCGCCAACCAATTGGCGTTTGGGAGAATATTCGCCTTGAAGGCAAGAAGCTTCTTGCAGACCTGAAGCTTGCCAGCGAAGGTACCAGCGAACTCATCGATACGATTCGGAAGTTGATCGAACAGCGCATCATTCGTGCAGTTTCGATCGGCTTCATGGTGGAAGAAGCGAAACCTCTCGATGAAAAGGATCCTTGGGGTGGGTATGAATTCATCAAAACTAGCTTGCTTGAAGCAAGCTTGGTTTCGGTTCCCGCCAACCAGAATGCTTTGCGCGCGAAAGCGGCAAAGATCGTGCCGGATAGCCTTAAGGGCATCCTCATGCCGGAAGCGAAAGAGGGCAGCAAGGTGCGCGCCCAGAAAATCGCGGATGGAAAAAGCAAGAGCGCCCGCAAGGGTCTCGCCTTGGACGGAAACACATCGGTCAAGAAAGGGAAAACTCCGATGAATATTGCAGAACGAATCAGGGCGAAGGAAGAACGCCTTGTGGCGGTCAAGGACCGTCTCACCGAGCTCAAGAATCTCATCGAAGAAGATGAAGATTACGAACTCACCGATGATGAGGAGACTGAGATCGAGACCTTGAAAGGTGAACAGGAATCGATCATCAAGTCCATCGAGACCATGAAGAACATCATGTCGTCTCTTGCTGCGAAGGCTCAGCCGGTTCGTCCGGGTTCGCAGAAGGCAACAGTGCCTGCGAAGGCAGAGACCAAGGAAAAGGGCGGTTCGCTTCTCGTGAAGACGATCGCTGTTCACCTGGTCGCGCACATGACCAAGTCTTCGATCATCGATACGATGGAATCGATGTACGGCGATGACGAACGTGTGAAGGCAGTTTCGAAGGTCTACGGCAACTCTCGCCGTCTGATGCAGAAGACTGCTGTCGATGCGGCCGATACCACCACTGTGGGGTGGGCTGCTGAACTTGTTCGCGATGACATGCGCGGCTTCCTGGAAGAACTTCGTGCCGTTTCGATCTACGCTCAGCTTCTGGCTTCGCCGGGCGCTCAGTCTCTGGACTTCGGTGGTTCGAACACTGTGACCATCCCCCGTCGGAATCGTGCTGCGCAATCTGGTGGCGCTGCTGCAGGTCTTTCTGCTGCTGCTCACCTCGGTTCGCAGATGGGCGGTGCATGGGTCGGCGAAGGCGGCGTGATCCCGGTGAAGAACATGGCTCTCACCAGCCAGACTCTGAGCCGTTACAAGCTCGCTGTCATCGCTGCAATGACGAACGAGATCCTTGATCAGTCGGTGCCGAACATCGAAGGCATCATCCGGGCTGCGATTCTCGAAGATACCGCTCTGGCGGTTGATGGTGCTCTCCTTGATGGCCTGCCGGCTGTTGCGGGGATTCGTCCGGCTTCCCCGTTTGCCGGTGCTGCGAATCAGGCTTCGCTTGGTTCGACCGCAGCGAACATCATCAACGACCTGAAGTATCTGTTGAGCATCCTTTCGTCGATCAACGGTGCGAACCCCGTCCTGATCATGAACAGTAACCGTCTTCTTGGCCTCTCCACGGTCACGACTGCGGCTGGCAACTTCATGTTCCGTGATGAGATTGCATCCGGCCGCTTGATGGGTATCCCCGTCCTTGCTTCGACGACTGTCAATCCTTCGACCGTCGGTATCATCGATGCCGGTTCGTTCGTTGGTGCGAATGATGCTCCTGCCTTTGCGATCAGCGATCAGGCCACTCTCACCATGGCCAATTCTGATGGCACTGCTCCGACCCAAGCTGGCGACAAGGCCGACCATACCGGGGGTGCCATTGGTACTCCGGAACAGGTTCATCCTGATGGCGGCATCATCGTTGGTGGAAATGCTGCGGGTGCTCCCACGGGAGCTTCGGTTGCTGGCTACATGGCTCAGTCCATGTTCCAACAGTACCAGACCGCGATTCGCATGGTGATGCCTGCTTCCTGGGGCATGATCCGTGCTGGCTCGGCTGGTTACTTGACCGGAGTCGACTGGTAAGGTAACCCGAAAGGGCTACCGACCGCAGTAGGCGAGGGCGATCCCCCAAGCGCCCTCGCCTTTCTAAGGAGTAAGAAATGGCGTTGATCTGGGACGGCGAACAGTTCAGGAATGTTTCGCAAGAAATGGCGGATGAACTCGTGAAAAGCGACAAGGCTCAGATCGCTGAGGGGATTCAATCCACTCAGCTTAAGTTTCGTGAAGAGTTTTCAGGTTACAACAACAAGATGATGGTTACTGGGAAACCGAAGTCTGAGGTTCCTCTTTCCAAACAAGAACCGAAACAATTGCCAAAGGTCGTTTCTTCTTCGAAGCTGACCGGGCTAAAACGGGCTGTGGTGAAGTGATGGGAATCATTGATAGGTTTTTCCGCAGAAACGCTATCAAGTCAAATGTCAACCCTACCGGGGCTGGTTATCCACTTCCAGTGACCGGTGGTTGGATTCCGAACAACTGGCCTTGGAACTGGTGGCAGCAAGGAAGAGACCCCGTACGCTTCGGAGAGTCTTCCACAGTTCATGCTTGCATCGATGCATACGCGCAGACCATCGCATCGCTCCCTGGTTACCATTATGAACTCACGGGGGATGGTGGTCGGAAAGCTCTCGAGAAGACGCCTCTGGCAAAGTTCCTTCGATACCCGAACTCTTACCAGACAAGAAGCGACTTCATGCTCAATCTCGTTAAGCAGCTTCTGTATAATGGCAACGCTTATGCCATTGCTCTTCGCGATAACAAGGGTCTCATTGATTCTGTTCACATCGTTGATTCGAAGTCTACGATGCCTTATATCGAACCTGAGACTCAGATGATCTTCTACGGCATTGGGAGCAATCCTCTTATGCCGAAAGATGGTCTTGATGTTCTGGTTCCATTTGATGATGTTCTTCATATTCGTCTTTACACTCCACATCATCCTCTTATCGGCGTAAGCCCATTGAGGAACCTTGCCGCTTCTATCGCATCGAACAATGCGATTCTTGGTCATCAAGCTACTTTCTTCTCCAACATGAGCAGACCTTCTGGCGTTCTCACAACGGATGAGAAACTC